TTGGGAGAAAGAGAATGCCGAGAAAACAAAATTGAGGAATGTATTGAAACAGATTGCTAGAAAGAATTTGATGAAGTTACCAGAATGGCAGGAAAAGAATCCCGATTTTCGCTATTTAGATACACCTGAGAATGAAAAATTCATGCAGATTTCATTGAGTTCTTTGGGGTCAGAATACCAAGATGAGCAAGAGAAAATGGACGATAAGATTATTCGGAATGTATTAAAAGAGGTTATATTAGAAAAGAAGAAATAAAATATAAACATATTATAAATGCCAGGTTTAGTATCAAAATTATTTAAAAAATTTAAGAAAAATAAGACACAAAGTTCAAAAAAAAATAAAACACCAAGTCCAAGTTCAAAGAAAAATAAAAACCCAAGTATTGAAGCAATAGCAACTGACAACGAACTTACAATGGAAGAACTAATAAAAAAACATGATATTAAGATTCCAATAGGAACACCGAAAGCTAATGAAGACCCTCCATCTGGAATTGGATTGAAGGTATGGGAAGCAGCTTTTAATGGTGATTATGATACTTTAGAACGACTAGTAGATGAATGGAATGGAAATAAAGTAGTTCTTAATTGGCAATATAAAGACCTTTTTTATAAAACATCTTCTAGTACAATATTTAATATAAAAGGTAGTACACCTCTAATAGCAGCTTCTAGGAATAATTGTATTAAATGTATTATATTATTGGTAAATTCATCTAGTGTAAAAGTCAATTTAAAAAATTATGTTCAAGAAACCGCTCTTTTTTGGGCGGTTCAGTCTGCAAACATTGAAGCCACCGAAGTATTGTTAAAAGTTAAAGGAATAGATGATTTTGACAAACCACTAGAAATTGCACAAATAAACTACAATATTTATAATATGAATAAAAAGAAAAACAAACTTTGGAGATACTTCCCAGACCCAGAAACAGAATTGAAATTACAAAAATATTCAAGAATTATTAAATTATTGGAAAAAGCCATAAGAATGAAAAAAGAATCATACAATATCTTCTCACCAAGAGTGGGAGGGCCAGAATTAGTACCAGGTTCTCACCAAAGAAGGTCGCCTAATGTTTTTACTCCTGAAACCCACCAAGAAAAATTGCCTACTATTACTTTAAGCATACATGGTCATGGAATAGAAATGCCAGATGCGAAATTAGAACTACAAAACTACAAAAAAGAAAAATTAGACGTAAGGGTCTATAGTGCTGCTTCTGAACTTAACATGTGTGGAATTCATTTTTACGAGGACGGAATTGAAAAAAAAATTGATGACGCGTTAGTCAGTGCTTTAAAAAACAATAGTGAAATGTCTTCCTATGATATTATTAAAGAAACAATAGAACACCCATCTAAAGAATATAGAAAACGCGTTGCTGACCTCCCTATTCATTCTGGAAAAAATTCAATCTATATGGCAAAAGCTAAATTTAATGCCGATAATACTTGGCATACCTATGTACCTCTTTGGGATAAAGAATACCAATTTTCCGACGAAAACCTTGGAAATTGGATTCATGTATTAAATCGTAAAAATATAGAGGGAAATGTTTTTAATGAAGACCCAAATAAATTACTAAATTTGATAAATTTTAACGATGCAGGCGACCTTTTCAACCAACAACTAAAAGCATGTAAGACATGCTACCCTAAAATGCTTATTACTCCCACTACTAAAATTATGTTGTTAAGTAAAATAATAGATGTAGTAAGTTCCTATGGGTTTAAAGTTATTAATATAATTGACCATACATGTAGGTCAGTTGAAACAAACAGATATTCAGAAGAAGAGATAAAAAAATTTCATGATGACGAAAAAGCCCAACCAATAAATAGAGCGCATGGAGGTAAAAAGAAACGGAAAACTCAAAAAAACAAAGGGAAATGTAAATCAAAAACATACAAAAAAATAACTATTTTGTAACTGAAGAATAATAACCTAATTAAAACAATATAAAATTTTGATATCTCATATTGTTAATGGATAAGCTGGAACAATTAAAGAATACCATAGAATCTATGTCCAAATATCATCAGATAGAGATACTTAAAATCTTATCTAAGAAACTTAGTAAAATTAATGAAAACAAGAGTGGTTGTTATATTAATATGTCTTTCTTGCCAGAGGATACATTAAAGGAATTGGAAGAGTACGTTGGTTACATTAAGGACCAAGAAGAATCACTAGAAACAATGGAATATCAGAAGGAAGAATTTAAGAACGCATATTTTATTGAAAAAGAGAATAAAGACAATCCGACGATATTATATAGTTCATTGACCAAGTAATGTCAAACTTTTTAAATTCTATATTTTTTATTAAAAGAGAACATTTAAACATCAATAATGTTTTAAATGTTTTACGCGAATTCATGTTTACAAAGATAAATCAAGCAGCTATTCTTTTGCGGTCACGCTATGATGTTATAAATATGCAATCAAATAGTCTAACTAGGCCATTTGAAAAGAGTCTGGCAATTATGGATTGCACAGAAAACATTGCCTATCTTGAAATTCATGAGCCATTGGTAAAAGTTCCTGTGGTATTTACACCACTTCAAGAATGTACTAATACAATAGTAATAAAGGAAGAATTAATAAGTCCAAAACAAAATGATACGCTGTTTTGGTGTCTTTTTGTTATTCATTTTGGATATGGTGAATACTTGGAAGTAGACCGGAATTATGGTGTGAAAGAATTAGAAGTAAAGAAACAAATAGGTGACTTTATAACGAAAAACCCACATAGCATTAAGTCAACAAGCACCAAAATGACCAAGGCAGCGGTACAAGAGATATTGTCTGAGTTATTGACGAGCCAGAAGGAAACAAGTATAAATTCTATGATGGCAATATTGGTTTATTACAAAATAAACATTATTATGGTGAATTCAACGAAGCTTTTGATGTTGGAATTTATTGCTGATAAAGACGCTGAGTTGCCTACCTATGTATTATATAAAGATACTTATGGAAAATATTCAGTAAAGTCAGAGCCTCTCACTGATATTGAGATTGCTGATATGAAGAATAAAATGATATGTTTAGAAAGTTATTTGAAACCATTGAAATCCATTAGTAATTACAAGGTTGAAGAGTTAGAGGAACTGGCGAAAAAGATGGGTATATATGAGAAGAATAAGAAATATAAGAAGACTGATTTGTATCAGGAGATTAGCGAAGCGTGCACCTGGCTTTAAGGAAACCTACGTCCATGCTTTTCTCCTTAAGAACCTTCCCTTTTATGAATAAAGTAATAATAACTTATTAAAAAGGGAGGGGTCAGAGGGACAAGGAACGAAACTATTAGTTCCCCTCAAGAAAATTGAATTAAAGGGAAAATAATATATAATTACTATATACAATTACATATTATGGAAAAGGAACGGGAAAAGGAACGGGAAAAGGATAAAGAATTGCCGAAACAGGAATCTATCAAACAAAAGACACAAGCTTTTGAGCAAATAGTAAAAGAGTATTTAGAGAGTAACCCTGTAATTCGTAGTCACAATAAGGCAAATGAATTGGAAATTCGTTTCGGTACGTTGAATAGAAAGGACATCAAAACTCAATCCGTTACTAGACCTATATCTAAAATAGATTATGATAATGTGGTAAAACAGCTTTATTCTTGTGGTTTTAAAACAATAAACCCCGATGGAGTTCAAATGTTGAGAATCATACCCGAATCTGTAGATCCAAGAACAGGAAAAACAAAGATGTCTATACGTGCTGAGTTGGTAGGCACAGATTTAATTCAAGAATATTGCCGAACTAATAGCATCCAAAGCGTAATTAATATGCCGTCTACCCTTTTCAATAAAGTAAAATTTACCCGAAAAATGACTGCGATGCGTAAGGATGGCAGTTTTATTGAACGTCTCAAGATGGATGATTTCAATTTCAACGTATCTTTTCAAACAGAGCAGGATTATAACACACAATCCGATACTGCACGTAATATTATTTCAAAGTGGGCAGATTCCAAGAAGATATTCCGTACTATGAACCGGGTTAGATTCTATCATGATGATTCGCCAATTGTAGCCGATATTAGTATTGTAAAATCCTCACCAAAGACCCAAGGACAAAATCCTATTCCTATCCCACATTATACAGTACAAGATGCAGCGCTTTTCACTAACATGGAACAATATGAGATAGAATTGGAGGTGGATAATACCAAAGTGGGTCCAGGAACAGAGTTTAACACAGTACCCAAAGTATTGAATGCGCTAAGAAAAGCAATTCGTATTGTATTAAGTGGTCTCCAAGGAACCAAATTCCCTATATCCTATCCAGAACAGGAGAATGTTTTGCAACAATATATGAAAACAATTCATGGAGAAAAACACGAGCAACGCAAGGTATTTTCATCAGATTTCATTGGACCTTCATCGTTTACACTGCAATTAGATAATGTAGCACCAGAGCAGGAGGGGTCAACATTACCAAATATTCGTAAACATTTTACTGTGACCGACAAGGCTGATGGCGACCGTAAATTATTGTATGTTTCTGACGATGGTAAAATCTATATGATTGATACGAACATGACTGTTATATTTACAGGAACCAAAACTGCTGAAAAAACAATATTTAACAGCATTATTGATGGCGAGCATATCAAATACAATAAGAAGGGTGTTTATATTAATCTATATGCAGCGTTTGATATTTATTTTGTGAATAATAAATCTGCCAGAGAATTCCCGTTTATACCTGATTATGATGAGGAATCCCAAGAGGAAGATAGAAACAAGTCAGAAGACGAAGATGAAGATAAAAAAGAGAAGCAAGAAAAAAAGTACCGTTTGCAGTTATTGAATCAATTCGTGGAACTATTGAAACCTATATCTATATTGGAAACCACAGAAAAAGAAGTACAACCAAAAGAAAATAAGCAGGCAGCTGATTTTGTAGTAAAGTGCAAGACATTTAAAGCGACTAGTGAAAACACAACAATATTTGATGGCTGTCTAAGCATTTTATCCGACATTAAGGATGGAACCTATGAATATAATACGGATGGCCTTATATTTACTCCAGGAAATATGGCGGTTGGAGCAACTAGACCAGGTGCACCTCCAGGAAAGCTATCCAAAATTACATGGTCTCATTCGTTTAAGTGGAAGCCAGCAGAATTCAATACAATTGACTTCTTAGTTTCAACCAAGAAAGACAAAACCGGTAAAGACGAAGTACATCATATATTCCAAGACGGCCGTAATTTACAAGGCGTTCAAGAAGTATTACAATATAAAACATTGGTGCTTCATGTAGGGTTTGATGCTAGAACAGATGGATATGTGAATCCATTCCAAGACCTCATAAATGACGTGACCTACGAAAGCATAAATACATCGGATTATAAGAAAAATTATAAGCCAGCACCATTTGTTCCTACCAATCCTTACGACCCGAATGCATGTTTCTGCAATATTATGTTGGAGGAAGATGGAACCAAATTATTTATGAGAACAGAAGAAGGAGAGTATTTTGAAGAGGATATGATTGTTGAATTTAAATATGACCATTCAAAACAAGATGGTTGGAAATGGGTACCTATCCGAGTTCGTTACGATAAAACAGCGCAATTGCGTAGAACCAAGGATAATTTTGGTAATGCATACAAAGTAGCGAATAATAATTGGTATTCTATTCATCATCCAATTACAGAGGATATGATTTGCACAGGTGATAATATTCCTGAAAGAACCTTAGACGATGAGGTTTATTACAACCGTTCTAATGATGAAACAAGCACACAGGCATTGCGTGATTTTCATAATCTGTATGTAAAGAAAAACTTAATTATTGGAGTTTCGCACAGAGGAGATACACTTGTTGATATTGCTGTTGGTAAGGCTGGAGATTTGAATAAGTGGATAGATGCCAAGTTATCTTTCGTATTTGGTATTGATATTTCTAAAGACAATATTCATAATCAGATTGACGGTGCATGTGCACGGTATTTGAATAAAGCCAGAACCACAAAAGATATTCCCAAAGCATTGTTTGTAAATGGTGATAGTGGTTTGAATATTCGTAGTGGACAAGCCTTGGCCACGGAAAAAGATAAGCAAATTACTAAAGCTGTCTTTGGGCAAGGCGCAAAGGATGTTTCGTTACTAGGAAAGGGTGTTTATAATCAATACGGTGTTGCGGATAAGGGGTTTAATGTTACATCGTGTCAGTTCGCAATGCACTATATGTTTAAAAATAAAGAAACCTTTCACCAATTGTTGCGTAACATTACTGAATGTACCAGGATTGGTGGATATTATGTTGGAACGTGTTATGATGGTCAAACTGTGTTTAATTTATTGAAGAATGTGAAGAATGAAGAGGGTGTTACAATTATGAAAGAGGGCCGCAAAATTTATGAGATTATTAAAATGTATGACCAAACAGGATTCCCAGATGAGGATATGAGCTTAGGTTACTCAATTAATGTGTTTCAAGAGAGTATTAACCAATATTTCCGTGAGTATTTGGTAAACTTTGAATATTTCACGCGAATTATGGAGGATTATGGATTTGTTTTGGTTACAAAAGATGAAGCCAAACATATGAATTTGCCGAATGGTTCAGGTATGTTTTCGGAGTTGTTTAACTTGATGGAAATAGAATTGAAGAGCAATCGTAAGGGCGAAGCTAATTATAGAAAAGCAATGTATATGTCGCCTGAAGAGAAACGAATTTCATTTATGAACCGCTATTTCGCGTTTAAGAAGGTACGTGATGTAGATGTTAAGAAAATGGCACATATTATATTGAAAGAAACCGAGTTTGCTGATAAACATGGTGAGGAGGAAGCGAAAGAATTAGAAAAAGCAGTTGAGGAGAGAGATAAAGAGGGAGAGAATAAAAAGGAAAAAGATGATGAAGAGCCTATTGTTAAGAAGACAAAGCGATTGGTATTGAAAAAGCAACCAGAAGAACCAAAGCCAGCGCAAAAACCTGCTGTATCTATTGGTAAAGAAAAAATTATGATAACAGTTAAGAGATAAAATATATAAACAGTATTCAATAAATAATGTATCTAAAAAATGACATATTATTTATTACCAAAGACAAGTTATCTTATTCATAAATATATTGATTGTGTTGAGAAAGAAGAATTACCAAAACCTATTATATCTACATCATTGTCGGGCTATTTGTATGAAATGAAAGAGAAGATAGAAAGTAAGGATAAAGATTGGGATATATTTAAAAAGTATACGAATCCATACGAATATATTCATACGCAGTTATCGTTCAAGAAAAAGTGCATATCTAAATACAAGCCTATTTCTCGTTCTTTTTTTAAGATGATAGAGATGGTAAGTATATTTGAATTGAATTTTGACTCAAGACCTATTCGCAGTTTTCATTTGGCAGAAGGTCCAGGCGGTTTTATTGAAGCATTAGCAGGACTAAGAAAGTGTCCGCATGATAAATATGTTGGAATGACAATTATAGATGAGAACAATGACCCAAATATACCTGGTTGGAAAAAGACTGAGCAATTTCTCCGTCAAAATAAGAATGTTTTTATTGAAACTGGCGCGGACCAAACCGGTAATATTCTATCCATGGATAATTATATTCACTGCAGAGAGAAATATGGTTCTACAATGGATTTAATAACAGGAGATGGAGGTTTTGATTTCTCAATGGACTTCAATAATCAAGAAATAAATATAGCTAAGCTTTTGTTTGCTCAGGTAATGTATGCTCTTTCAATGCAGAAGAGAGGAGGTTGTTTTATTTTAAAGTTATTTGATACGTTTATGCAACATAGTGTGGATTTGTTGTATATATTATCATCATTTTATGATAAGGTTTATATAGTAAAACCACAAACAAGTAGATATGCAAATTCTGAGAAATACATAGTATGCAAGGGGTTTACAAATATTCCTTTTGAAAGTTTTTCTCCGTTTATTCAGCGTGCGTTTGAGAAAATGTTATTGTCAAACACATCTAATAATGAGTTATATATTCACAGATTTTTGAATACACCAATTTCAATGCATTTTTTGGTAAAGTTAGAAGAATATAATGCGATATTTGGCCAACAACAGATAGAGAATATTCATTTTACAATTTCTCTTATAGATAATAAACATAGACAGGAGAAAATAGATAGTCTTATTAACATAAATATTGAGAAATGTATTTTATGGTGCACAAAGTATAATATTCCCTACAATCAATGCATAACTCAAGCGAATGTATTTTTAAGTAACGACCAAAGAACCTTTCAAAATACTTACGAGGCATCGTTTGATTTGATTTGAATTATATTACATAACAATTTATAATATAATTTTACTTTGGAAATTTTACACCACTATTAATGTGTGTTTCCATACAAGTTCTTTGAATAGTAGACCCTTTTAAGAAAGATGGATATGTTATATTTGGGTATCCAATCTTATCTTTCATTGTGTGAGGATTTTCAGAAACACCATAAGCCAATGCATTAGCAATATTTCCACCATAAGATTTAGTTGCTTCGGAACCAAAAATATTACCACTTGTTTTATACGCAGCAGTATTAACTGTGTCATATTTAATTCTACTAATTAATGAACTACTAGAGACAGCACCCTGTTGACCAAATTGACTATTATTAGGCTTATAGTAAATCTTTTTATATACGCTTTTAAGACCAGGACTGGCGTTTGAAGTATACACTTGTGTACTTGTGTAAATCTGTGTGTTAGAACCTGCTTGTCCAACTCCAACTGATATAGGATTGGGTGGAATATTTAAGGGGTATACTGTGGTTGTAAGGCCTAATGCATTTAAGAGTTGACTATTTGAAAACCGGATTCCAGGGGTTACTGAAGTTCCGATTCCTTGATTTGGTGGTGATATTCCAGTTCCGTAACCACGTTGAGTCCAAGTTTGACTTGCGTGGATATCAGCCGAAAAAACATTAGATGGAAAATTAACATTATCATAACAGGAGCATTGAAATTCTACAACGTCGTTAATATCATCATACACTATTCCTAATAAAAACACCTTAGACCCTGCTTGATTAATAAGGAAATGATAATTTTCCGACATAGCAAACTGGAATTTTCCATTGAAATCATTTGCATCATAATAACCAGCAGGTATAGTAACAGGATAGTATAAGCTATCTACCCATTGGTAATTGAAACTGCAATCTGTAGCAATATGGAATTTTGGACAGACAGGAAGACCGTTAGGGGAATAAATATTCGCAGCTGCTAATCCAGTACTTGGTTTAAGCAAAGGATTGCCAACACGAATATAATTGTATTGATTTTGCAAAAAGGTCTTATTTCTACTAACTAAGTATTGTTTTGAATCAGTATAATACGTAGAAGCATTATTTGCTGGATTATAAGCTTTTTTAATCATTCCGCTACTTCTGCAACGGCGTCTTGCGTTATCTGCTGGCGATAAAAATACGGAACATGAACCGGGTTCTTCGCAAGTTGTGTTAGGTAAAATAACTTCTAGTGTATTTACTAAACCATTTATTTTGGTGACAGAA